ATAAGCAGTGGGAAAAAGAAGTAGTCCAGACCAACCCACAAAGACAAAGCGATCTCGTTTAAGCCAGTCATCAAGGATGTCAAACCATTCCCTCCTTGGTTGTTGAAGTGTTGACGCTACCATTTTTTTTGAATTCCTTTAAGTAAAACAGTTGTGGCCAAGTATCACGAATGATCTCAGCGAGTTTGTAAGGCGTATCTTTCGATATCATTTACTGTAAGTATCGTATCCCTTGGCGTCATCTGACTTCTTAATCTCAGCTGCCAGTTCCTTCTCAGTCTTGAGATGGTGTGCTTTCAGATCTGGATTAGGTTGAGATCCTACCGTGGGGTTGCGTGATTTGTTCTTGATAACAATGAAGGCATCCTTGTTAATCTTTTTGGTACCCTTGAGAGGGGTCCATTTACTACCATCACCTTCAATCTCATAGGTTGAGGTGCCAGCAAGCTCTACGACAACTTCATCGCCATAGTCCCACCCCAAAGCTTCTAGAGCGAGAGATAACTGACCCAACATACCACCAGGGTACATAACAGAATCATCCATAACGTGTTCTTCAGGTTCGAGATTACCAATCATCTGTGATCATCCATAAGAGAATAAAAAGTTTTCCACAAAATCTTCAGCACGTTCTTTACCGAACTTACTAGAAAGATAACCAGCAACAGGATCAAGCTTTTTCATATAAGAATCGAAATCCCTATAGACAAATTCTTCGATGCCATTTGGTTGTTCTGATTCTAACAGATCTTTATACACACCGACGTATTTTTTAAACATCGGTAGGTGATCTGGAATCTCAGGCATTGTACAAGTCTCGACGTAGATATGTTCCGAGAAATGATTCCCAGGTTCAAAGAAACGAATACCTTTCTTGCACTTTGGTAGAAGCTCACCATAGGACAGAAGATAGTTCTCTGTCGGATGCTGAAAGTCAAACGTGATTACAACTTTCTTTTTAAAGAACCCCAAAAGATCTACACCAAATGCTGGAAGATCAGATCCTGTTTTGGGATAATAAATGATGTTGTAAATGCAAGACTTTTTGTCCCAGATAATTGCTTCACGTGCTTTAAGAATGTGAGGACCAGAGTAGATATTTGCCTCTAGGTTTACATCACCCTTGCCCTCCCACGTAGCCCAATTTTCTTTTGTGTCCAGAGGAATTGCTTGTAGCAGCTCTTCTCTCCAATCATTCCACAAAAATCTCATAGCAAAACCACACAGAGTATGGGGACTATTATACTCGATATTCCTAAGAAAAACCCCCCCAGATAACTGAGGGGGTCAGTACTACCATCTTCCATATCAACCGATGGAAGGAGCAGTGAGTGCCACAGGAGTGGACTCAGCAGCAGCAAGGTCGAGAGGGAAGTTGTGAGCATTACGCTCGTGCATCACTTCCATACCCAGACCAGCACGGTTGAGCACATCTGCCCAGGTGTTGATCACTTTGCCTTGGGACTCAACAATCGACTGGTTAAAGTTGAAACCATTGAGGTTGAAAGCCATAGTGCTAACGCCAAGAGCCGTAAACCAGATGCCCACCACGGGCCACGCTGCAAGGAAGAAGTGCAGAGAGCGGGAGTTATTGAAAGAAGCATACTGGAAAATCAGACGACCGAAGTAACCGTGAGCGGCGACGATGTTGTAAGTCTCTTCTTCTTGACCAAACTTGTAACCATAGTTCTGAGATTCAGTCTCAGTAGTTTCACGAACGAGAGAAGAAGTAACCAGACTTCCGTGCATAGCAGAGAACAGAGATCCACCGAATACCCCAGCAACACCGAGCATATGGAACGGATGCATAAGGATATTGTGCTCAGCTTGGAAGACCAGCATATAGTTGAAGGTGCCAGAAATACCAAGAGGCATACCGTCAGAGAAAGAACCCTGTCCAAAAGGATAGACGAGGAAGACTGCTGACGCTGCAGCAACGGGAGCGGAGTAAGCAACACAGATCCAAGGGCGCATACCCAGACGATAGGACAGTTCCCACTCGCGACCCATATAACAGAAGACGCCAATGAGGAAGTGGAAGACTACCAGCTGGTAGGGACCACCGTTGTAGAGCCACTCATCGAGAGAAGCAGCTTCCCAGATGGGATAGAAGTGAAGACCAATTGCGTTGGAAGAAGGAACAACTGCACCAGAGATGATGTTGTTGCCGTACATCAGAGAACCAGCGACGGGTTCACGGATACCGTCGATGTCCACAGGGGGAGCAGCGACGAAAGCGGTGATGAAGCAGATGGTTGCTGCCAACAGAGTTGGGATCATCAGCACACCGAACCAACCGACATACAGACGGTTGTTAGTAGAAGTCACCCAGGAACAAAAGTCTTCCCAGGTAGATTGCGTACGTTGACGCGAAAGAGTTGAAGCGGACATTGAGTTAAACAAAAAAGTAAGACCATCAGGGAAATGGTGGAGTTACTATTTCCTGTCACCCTTAGACAGGATATGAGAGACGTGATTTATACACCCTATAGGTCTCGGTTTGAGGGGTGTTTACAACAGTCTAAGAAAGTTTACGTTTCTTAACCGATGACTTATTTAGTATACAAGGTTCGGTAAACCCTGTCAAGCACTTAAATTGGAGTATTTGTACTCATTAGTGCATCGTCTTGAACAAAATAAACGTAGTCGAGCATAGAGTCTTCGAGTGTGTCCAATGCGTCTTGCTTGGTATGAACCAATGGTTTACCAGCAAGGTTAAAGCTGGTGTTCAGTAGAACTGGAACTCCAGTGATCTTATGATACTCCCTCAGTACATCCGCCATAAACCCTGTTGTGACAGTTTGAATTCTGCACGTGTTGTCAGCGTGGATGACACCAGGAGCATTGTCACAGGCAATCTGTTTCGCTTCAAAGCTGACAGTCATATTAGGAGAGGACTTCAGACCAAGCGTTTCAAAGTATTCCTCAAAGTATTCTTCCAGGATGATACCAGCGAAGGGACGATACCACTCACGTTTCTTAATCAGATTAACTTTCTGCTTAGCGTCAGGGTCCTGCGAGTCAAACAGAATAGAACGATGCCCCAAGGCGCGTGGTCCTGCCTCTGGAGCACCATCGTAAATAGCAACCGACCTGCCCCTACTCAGGAGGTCTGCAAGGTCTGCAGCGGTCGAGGAGGGACCTTCGACAACAGGTTGCTCATCCAGGTGATGGTAGAAAGTGTCGCCCTTTGGATGTGGAGTAGCATCCTGAGTGTGCGATCTGTACAGGAACCAAGCTGCACCCAGACTATTACCAGTGTCATCAGCATTAGGTTCAAAGTAGAAATTAACATCAGGATTGTTCTTAATCAAATAGTTGTTTGCAACAACGTTCAATCCATATCCACCAGTAATAATTACATTCTTAATACCAGTTCTATCAACCCACTTCTGCACAAGGAAGTTTAATGCCTGCTGAGTCTGATTCTGCAGATGTCTCGCCCAGTCAGCATAGGGTTGGTAGTTTTCTTCAGTAACTTTATCCAAGATTTTCATCTTAGGGTTAGCAACTGTGACTGTCCAACTGGCGTGAGTCAAGAACATATCAATGGGCGTGGCACCCATAAACAATGGTGGGAAAGACTTCTCCTTTCCATAAGCTGCAAGACCCATTGTCTTACCGTTCTCCAGTGGACCCTCACCAATCAATGTGGTACCACTTTCATATACTTTAGTGATGCCAAATGCACTACGGAAATTAAGTTCAACACCAGGATGCTTTATTTGCATCTTCTTATAGAAGTCTTCATAACCCTTGGGGTTATTTGCTGGTGTCCTAGGGATAGCTGGATTTCTCATCCAATATGCTTTGTACAATTCTTTGTACACAGCTGGTTGTCTCATCAAATATACAGACTCACATTCTCTACCAATCCAATCAGCAGTGAGATTACCAAATCCATCAACATCAACTGGTTCATCATCTGGATCATAGATCTGCGAACCATCTCTATCAATAACGAACACTAAAGCAGTGTCCATCTCTGTGTTGTTGTATGCATTGAAAGCGTGAGCAAGATGATGATCAGATGTAAAGTCCATCACCTGCTCTGGATCCAACCCAGTCTTTTTGCATATAAAACACCTCATCGCATCAGCAAATGGAGGACAGTTTGTTGGCGATTGAATCACCGCAACATCAATTTTCCCTTTTGCAGCTGCAATTGCTTTCTCGATAGCAATATATGGTTGCTTGTCTCTCTTCTCTCCAGTATATCTCTCTTCCTTCCCGAAGAACTCAAGCTCACCATCGCAAATCACGCATACACTGGAATCGTGTGCTGCACTGATTCCAAGAATTCTATATGACATAAAAAAAGGGAGCGTATTGCTCCCGATATTATAACAGGTTATTCTTATTTAGTCACCAGACGCCAGGGATAACCTGACCAGTAGTGAAGTATGCACCAACGGCTGCAATGAAACCGATCATAGCGGCGCGACCGTTCCAACGTTCTGCTTTTTCAGTCATTTTGAATTCTCCAGGGTTTTGTTTATGATGATAATTTTTTCACCGTCGTGGGTGAATTGTAACTCGTCGTCGGGATGCCACAGTAACTCTTCGTACAAGTCGTCAAGTTTCTGGATATCCTTCCAAAGGGCATCAGGGTCAGGCATAATTTTAAAACAGTGTCTTCTATATTATATCAGAAGATTCCAAAGAAAAATTTGCCAGTAATAGCGTAGGAAATAAAACCAGAGATGATACCCATCATCGCCCAGCGTCCATTGTAAGCTTCGATGTACTGCTGAGGAGACATCAGACCTTTACGGTTGTACTCTTCGACAACCATTTGTGGTTCTTTGGCAAACAGATTATTCTGTCCGTACTCATTAGTCGTAACAGTCATTGAAGTATTGTGAAGAACTGTAACATTATATAGCATAAGAAAGGGGGGCGTCAAGCCCCCCCATCGTTAGGATTCCTTAACAATTCATATTAGTAATCCAAATCATTGACAATACTCTCACAAGTTTCCACGTTATCCCTGCAGAATTGTCGGACATAACCGTGGACATCAACCTCATACGTGTGATGAGATTTGGTGTGGATGAATTCAATAAACCCTAGTGTCCCTACAATTGCTAGGTTCAGTAAGGTGAGAGGGTGCCAGAGATAGCGCATTAAAAAAGGGGTCCGAAGACCCCTGTATTATAACACGTTGTCAAGTGAATCAGAAGGAATACTTCAGACCCAGCTTAGCACCGTAACCACGGTCGAGATCTTCGTCACCAGAACCGACGAAGGACACCTCACCGTATGCTCCAAGTGCATCGGTCACTGCAAAACCGAGACCTGCCTTACCAGAGGGGACAGCATCAGCGTCACCGCCGTCAGGAGTCAGCACAGTAGCGCCACCCTGCACATAGTAGGAACCACGCTCACCCAGAGCACCTTCGTAGCCCAGGTGGAGATCTGTAGCGGCACCGTTATATTCAGAACCAGTCCAACCAGCATTGGTTTCCACGTTCACGTAGGGACCAGCGAAAGCGGCAGGAGCGGCGAAGGAGACAGCTGCGGCGGTAGCAGCGAAAGCAGTTTTAATCATTGTTTTGAATAGGGTTTACTTGCGGAATGGTTACCCGCAGATGAAAGAGGATTCGACAGTCCTCGTGGTGTAACAAAAAGTTACGAGTAGTTATTTATACTCGGTAACTTTCTCAAAGAAGTACGGGTTTTGCCCACCGAAGATGTGCTCCCCGTCCTTCGTGCCGTAATCATAGCACTCGATGGTGTCCTCTGTCAATCTAAAATGAGACTTGACTTGAGCACCACGGGCAGTGCAAAGAGGACTGCCCTTTCCGACCCAAACCTCTAGTCTTGGGTCGAATACACATAGCATATCACAGTTCTCGTTCCTTGTCCAATCACTGAGGTAGTTCCTAACTAGGACTTCAGTGTCCGAGAAGTAGACGAGATCGTGATAACGTTCACGATAGATCCTATTGTCGTACACATACTTTTGCACAACGTGGATAGACCCATCCTGAGACAGGTCATATGTAAGTTGAACGTGAGAAAAATCAGTGGGACGTGTCTGAGCTTGTTTCAGATTGTCCCACTTACCAATCAACCAGTCCCTCATCCGAGTTTAATGGTGTCAGATCCTTCTCCTCCAGTGATAACAGTATCACCAAAAGAGATAACGTCTTGACCAAGACCATATCCATAGTCTACAGGTTGCGCAGCACCCCAGGAACCATACTCTTCAGGAGCATAGAAGCTAGAAGAGAACGTAATAGTATCGTTTTCTTCTACGTGCTTGTGATTGTCAGCAATGTGACGCAACCCCAAGTAATGACGCCACAGTTCGGCAAGGGTATTAGTTTCTTCGTTAGTATTAAGACCGTGAATGACTGCCTCTTTGGCAGCGTCCACGGCAGACTTGTACTTAGTGCAACTCATTAGAATACTCCACTTTCGATAAGTTCTGCTTCAACAGAATCCAGGATGATATTATAATCATCTTCTGGGTCATCATACAATTGGACGCCACGATCTTCGTAGTAACGAATCAGCTTCTGATAGAGACGAGGATACTCTTCATCGAGAGTAACGTCACCAGAAACTGCAGCGGTCAACTTACTAAGGTCAGATTTGAACTTAGTTGTCAACGACGATTTACGTACGGACATTGTTTTGAATTTGACTTTGATATTATAGAGGGGAAGAGGGTCACGTGTCAACCCTCCCTTTAATTTATCAGCAACCGTCGTCGTGGTTGCAGTAGAGATTATACAACTCCTCATCACCTATATCCTGTATCTCTTGGCACAGTTTATTAACTGGCACAGCCATCACACCTCTGCCATCAGGTTGTCGGATGAGAAACTCTTCCCCCGCTTCGATCCTATCCATATAGGTATCGAAGTCTTTCTCGAACTGTTCTACTGATACTTCAATCATTCATCAATGCTGCCCAGTCGGCATTAAATTGCTCTAACCCTTTGTCGGTTAGGATATGATTATACATTGCATCGAAAGTTTTCAGAGGCATTGTACACACATCGGCACCATTGTACCAAGAGCGTACTGCTCTATGCACTTCGCGAATAGAAGCTGCCAAGATCTTAGTCTGCACACCGTGGCGGCAGTAGATCTCAGCGATAGAACGAACCACCTCAAGACCAGCGATGCTCTGGTCATCCAGGCGACCAACAAACGGAGACACATAGGCAGCTCCTGCTTTGGCAGCTAGGATCGCCTGTGCAGCGTTAAAGATCAAAGTTACGTTTACCTTAACGTCCTGCTCAGAGAGCACCTTACAGGCGACCAGACCATCTACTGTGCAAGGAACTTTAATCGTGATGGCAGGACCAATGCTAAGGTAGTCTTCTGCCATATTGAGCATATCATCAGCTGTGTCTCCAGACACCTCTGCAGAAATACTAGCATTAGGATCATCTCGAAAGATTTCTTGAATCTCCGAAATAACATTAACAGGATCTCTACCCTCTCTAAGCATCAGGGTAGGGTTGGTAGTTACACCGTCGATGAGACCTGTGTAATACCTTTTACGAATTTCCTCTACGTTAGAGGTGTCCAGAAAAATTTTCATCATTGGTGAGTCCAGGTGTACCATTTTTCCCCAGAGACATTTCCTTCAGGGTCTCTACTGGGACAGAAGCAATCAAAAGCAGCACTCACACGTACACCATTTCCCTTATACGCCCGCACTGCGTGGGAAATGTTTGGCGGGAAGAGCGTAAATTGCCCAAACTCGTTAGGCACATCTATTTTTTGCCCGCCTAGTATATATGTAGTAGCTGTGGGATTTTCAGATCCAAGAAAGACGTTACCAGAAACACTCTGTGGGTTAATATCATAGTCATCTGGTATGCCAAAATGCCTATGTGGATAGATTTTATTATCCATCCTTAATATATTACCCCAGGATTTCAGTTTAAGCACCTCTCCTGGGACAGTTGTTAGGAAATCAGTAATAATTTCCTTGACGAACGGAAGAGCATATGTCTCCCATTCTTGAATATCTATAAGAAGATTATAATAACGTTGTTTGCCAGTGATTTGATCTTCGGGGTAATTAAAAATCGATTTACCAAGACTATTAATACCCTTCTCAGATTCCATCAAGCTGTCACGAAGAATGGTAGTAGTAGCATCATCCATTTGATACTGCTTTATACCATAATCATCTAACTTCAAAATTCATCCTCCTGATCTTCCGCTGCCTTCTACTCTCTTGGAATTGTTTATCATCCTTAGACAGAACTCCAGGTGTCTCTCCAGTTTGGAACTTGTCCTGGGAAATAATCTCTATCTTTGATAGGTCATTACCTGTAATAGTAGTGCCAGTAACAGTAGACATATTAGGACAACCACAGCATTTAGTTTCGATGGTGTAACTAGTTAGCTCTTTACCGCATTGTTTACATCTGATGGTAAGCATTTTATTTCTTCCATAAAAAACTGAAAGGACATTTAGATTCTTCCTCTACATCATCTTTAATCATAGACCAAGATCTATTAGGCAACCAATTTTTAATACCTTGGTTTAACCTAAACTTACGCTGCACTTCTTCTGGTGGTTCCATCTCGTGCCAACGTTGCAGTTCATAAGCATTATCTTTCGACCCACGAAATCTCACACAATACATAGGTGTTCCACGAGGAACAACGACATCGGTCTTATGACAACGGTATGCACCATTGATAGATCTATGCCATCTACCGAGAGGAAGTTCTGCTGCAATCAACTCAAGTCCTGTCTTGTGATGAAGCTCAGGATGAGGAAGTAGTTCTACCCAGAGATTTTTATTTGGTTTTTGTGGCCAAAACATCATACTCTGAGACCATTGGATGACTAGGAAATCTTTAAACTGATATGGATTAGAAGATTTTCCACTGTCATAAGCTTGAATTTTGCCCTCTTGCACAAACATATAGTCTGCACAGTTATCTCTGGGAAAACTCGTATCATAAACTAGACCATCAGACTTCTGCCACTTGAATTTGATATCAAGTTGATTGAAAATAATAAAAGTATTAGACCAATATTGTTTCCAAGCAGGGCACTTATAGTATGAGTGCTTCTGATGTTCTTCCTTATGATAATCTATGTATCTCTGAGGAGGTAAGTAATACTCAGGAATAAACAGAGGGTGGTGCAGATCTGTCTGAGATGGACTATTAGTCGCTTTGACAGTTTGATAGTTAGGATTATAAAAAATCTTAGTCATTTCCAGAATTTCATAGGACACTTAGAAGGTTCATCTTTCTTGAAAAGATTCCAAGATGCACCAGGCACCCACTGTTTGAAAGCTTGATGCTGATTCAAACGAATCCGCATATCTTTGGGAGGTTTAGCTTCATTCCACCTCTGTAAATTGTAAGCATTGTTCTTACCACCCCTGAATCTCATAGTATAAAGAGGTTGTCCTCTTTTGATTTTAATTTTAGATCCGTGAGCTTTGAAAGCAGGGTTAGCAGGACGATGCCATCTACCAATAGGATATTCTACACTAATAAACTCAAGTCCTGTCTCGTGATATGTACTTGGCCAAGCATTCAATTCAATCCAAATATTTCTTTCCTTTTTAGGTAGCCACATAAACAAGAGTTGCGGCATTTGAAAAACTAAGTTGCCTTTATATCCAGTTCCAATGTAACTGCTATTCCAAAGGACACCATCTTCATAAATCTTACCTTCGTTAATGGTAATATGATCTCGGAAATTTTTACCTTTGAAGTTTGTTGCTTGAATAATTCCAGTCTCTTTATCATATTCAATAATCAGATCAGTCTGACTGAATACAACCCAAGTATTTGACCAATAACTTCTCCAAGCTGGACACTCATCATAACTATGCCCTTTGTGTTCTTCAGCAGAGTACTCTAAAACTCGCTGAGGAGGAATAAAAGCGTGTTCAGAATGCAAGGGATGATCCCAGATGCAAACATTTGACCTAGGATCTTGTTCGATGTACCCTACTGGAGGATGATAGCAGGGAGCGTATAAAATTTTGGTTGCCATATTAAGTGCGAGAGGATCCGTACATTCTCAAATCCAATTCTGGATCTGTAACTTTTTCAAACTTCAATGCATATGTGTATCTGACATTTTCCGAGAAAGGTGTTGCCCTGTGCCAGAGATTACCATCGAAACAAACAGCTCTGTTAGGCAGAGGTAACGAACCATAGGTATGATCTTCACACCAGAACTCGGTACAACCACCATCGTTTCTTTCCCAAGTAAATTGAGGGTAGTATAACACAGTGTAAGCTTCTAGTCCATCAATGGGTACCGTATCAAAATGCCATCTAGGACATTCACTAGGGAAAAACACGTTGATGTACATACGAATGAGATCATATCCCTCAAGCACTGGAAAGTAGTGTCTAGAAGACTCCTCAAACTTCCTATGAATGGGTTCGTGTTCTCTGATGTTTACCGTCAGACCAGAAGGTTTGTCAGGTCTATCATCATACTCTCCCCAACGTGCTGAAGTGTTCGAGGCATACAGATAAGATTTGTAGTGGTACTTATCTTCTAAAAAATTGTCTTTCGTGTAAATTTCCATAACAGGTCAGGTAGGACTCGAACCTACAATCTACCGCTTAGAAGGCGGGGGCATTATCCATTATGCTACTGACCCAAGAAAGAGATCAGTCTTCGATCTCTTGGTCTAGCCAGTCGCCATACTCTTCAATAAGGGCGATGCAGGACTGAGCATCATTTTGCTCGGAGTGGTAGTGCAGTCTATCAATGATATACTGGGTGACTTCACTCTGGTTCATAATAATCTTTGCGGTAGTACCGCCCAAGTATGTTGCTATTATAGTACTTGGGCGTCCCGTCGTCAAGAGACTCGCTCAGTACGTTGTTGAGAAAGAGCTGACGTGTTTCTTCGTAGTTGGTACGACCTTTAGTGGCGTGTACGGAGAGGATTTCGCGTCTGAAAAAGGTATTACTTCCAGCTTCAGAACGTTCTGCATTGAGTAGATCAGAGCTTCCGTAGTATTTTTTCCAGTTGCTTTCACTTTTAACTCTCCTACCTCCACCTCTAGGTTTTCGTAGTTGCCAAAAGTATTTTCTTCCGATGTACTCCTTACCGTTGAGGAGATTTGTAATCCGATAGACAAAACCGAAATTGTCGTTAATGTCCTCAGATAGAAAAGGGTGTCCGTTAAAAATCCAGGGGTTTTCATAGTCAGGTTCCACAGAGATCCATTGCGATCTCTAGTATTTATCCGTTAGGGTCTTGGTTAGGGTTACCGCTTACCCAGCGGTATTTTAATGCTGACAAATGCCAAGCTTGGGCAAGGGACTTAGGTCCCTTCTTGAGGAGGGTTTCTTCCTCCTCAGTGAGAGGGAACCTTTTGTCCATCAACATTTGACGTTTCCAGTATAGCATCAGAGTTTGAATCCAGAGAAAGTATCTTTCTTGACATCTTGTTTGATGCCGCCGATGAGATAAGACTCAACCTCAGTCTCTTGTGGTGCCACCTGCATACCCTTAGAGGAGATCCAATGCTCTGTCCAGGGCAGAGGATTGTTGCTAGCAGGTACATCATAGATGGGTTTGATTCCAATCGATTTCATACGACGATTGGCAATCCACTCAACATACTTAGAGAGGAGACGATCATTCAGACCTAGGATCGAACCATCTTTAAACAGATACTTCGC